TATTACGTCAAGCCTATATTGATGCAACCGTAGCAGCAACAAGATTTGCTATGGCAAATCCAGGTATGATGATGCCAGGTGGAAAGTTTACTCCTAAAAAGTTTGCAAGGGGGTCAACCTATGTTCCAGGAACAGGAAATAAGGATAACGTACCAGCAGTATTAATGCCTGGAGAAGCGGTAATCCCAACTGACGTAGCACAAGATCCAAGATTCCAGCCAATCATTGATGCAATGGTCAATGGAAAACTACAAGCATTTGATGATGGAACTACTGGGGCTGGAAGGTTTAGATCCTTACCCGCAGGCACCAACCTAGATGAAGCAATCAACAGAATAAGAGAAAAAACAGCAGGTACTGGTGGCGGTGCAAACATGGTTGCTGGAGTAAGAGCAGGACAACAAGCACAATATAATAGAGAAGACTCTTCTGTTTTACAAGCACTAAGTGGAAAAACTTCAGGAACACCGAATCAAACATTGCAAAAAGAAATAGAGTTAAAGTATGGCCGCAACTTAGGAGTAGACACTGAAGCACAACAAGCATATAAAAATAACAGAAAAGGATTCCAAGAAATTTTTTCAAGAATTACTTATGATGAAAAATCTGGAAAATATGTTTACAGTGATAAAAAAGGTATTATACAATCTACTTTTACTAAAGAACAACTTGACCGTCAAATAAAATATGCCTTTAAAGAAGCACCTAGCCAAAATGGAACGATGTCTGCGAGAAAGACTAATCCAACCACACTTGATAGATACATTGGTAGACTTGGAAAACCAGGAAGTGGTGCTCCACGACAAGTAAAAGAATTAAGACAAAGATACAATCAAAAAACTGCTGGACTTGGCTTAGATAGAGAAAACCTTGCTCTTACTCAAGAACTAAGAAAACAAGGTTTGACAACAAATGAAATTAACAAATTTATGGGAAAGAAAACAGAATCTCATATATTTAAGCCATTAGATTCAAAAACTAAATGGCAAAGTGGGCTTACAATTTATGATCATGAAGGCATTAATCAATACTTAAATCGTGCTGGTAAAGGTTCTGTTGGAAAACTTATTAATAATCCCGGACTATTAAAAGAACTAGGATATACAGATAGAGATATTTCAAAATTAAAACAAAGTTATGCTTTTGCACAACAAGAAAGACAACCAACAAATGCAAAACAGTTAGGACACCTTGCAAGAATAGCAGATCTTGAAGTTAAAGCACACAATTCAGGTAAGGTAAATATTCCAAATATTTATCAGGCAAAAGGTATTCTTGGTGTATCAGCAGTAAGAACTCCAGAAATTTGGAAAGAAATTTCACGATCAATTATTAAACTTGGAGACAAGCCAAGTTTTGTAAATAAAAAAACATATGCCGTTATGCAAAACAAAGAAGGAATTCTTAATAATAAAGGCTTTACTCAATTTAGTTCTCAAAACACAGAACCAAGAAGTAGCAGAACGCCAACTAAAAATCCATCTCTTGACAACAGAGTTACAAATCTTAATCCAGCACAAGTAGCAAGTGTTCGTAAATTTGGAAAATTTGGACCAACACCAAAAGTTGCAGGGCTATCAGATGCTCCAAAAATTGATGCTAGAACATCACCAGGAATGGCTATTTCAGCAATAGAAAAACAATTCCGTTCTGAACAAAAATCATTAAGACGTCAAATTGAAAAGGTAGAGCAAAGAAGACTTGTTGCATTAAAACAAGAATTAAAAACAATTGAAGACAAAAACAAACTTGCTACACAGGCAGCCCCATTAACCAAACAACAATTAAAAGAACAAAAACGTGAAGTAAGAGCACAAAGAGCACAAAGAGTTGGATCGGTTGCTGGCCCTGTTGCTGGAATTGCGGGTATTGGAGCAATGGCAGGATTCATGACTGGTAACAATAGCGTGGGTATGGCAATGATGGGTGTCTCTGCTCTTGCAAGTATTGCCCCTATGCTTACTAATCCACTTGGATTGTTTGTTGCAGGGCTAGTTTCTATTACCGCAGTAATTTATAAGTTTAATAAAGATATGGAAAAGGCTAGACAAGAAGGCATAAATCTTGCTAAGGCTATGTCAATGACCAACACTAAATTAATTGAGTTATCAAAAATTACTGGAACAGTTTCATCAAAAGAGTCTGCAGATCGAAAAAGACAAAACCTTATTTCTGGAACTGTTGACCAACAAAGAAAATTTGGACAAAATGTTTTAGAAAGTGAATTTGGAAAAGGTTTGATTGCAGATATTGCTACCCAAGGAAAAGCAGGAAAAACAGACAAAGAAATTGCAACAAATATGGCAAATCAATTATCAACTGCAATATTACAGGGAGTAGTTACAACAGAACAAGCAAAGAGTATTGCTTCAGCATTAGGAGAAAAACTAGGCAGTTATGAAATACCATTAATGATTAGTGGAGAACTTGTATCTTTATTTGGTATAAATGGCGAAAATTTAACTAAAGATCCACTTCAAATTGCATTAGCAATTAAAAAAGATTCTGCAACAAACTTACAAACAGCATTTGATCAGGCACAAAACAATAGAAAACAAGTAAGTGCTGGAACCGCTGCACAGGGAATTGCTGGTATTCTTTTAGGAGCAGGCGCAGTTACGGCTGGAACTGGAGGTCTTGGCGCCCCAATTGCTTTAGCCGCATCAATTGCATTATTAACTAAATCAGCATTTGATTTAAATAAAGTTCAGCAAGCAAATGCAAAACTTGATGCTGCAAGCATTCAACTAGGACTTGAAGCAATTGTTCAAAATCAACAACTTGTAGATGCATTAAATCAACAATATGATTTAAAACTTAAAAATGCAAAAACTGAAAAAGAAATTAAAGATATTGAAGATCAAAGAAAAATTGGTTTAGATAGTTTAAATAATGCAAATCAACAAACGATAAACGATGTTATTAAATTATCAGGTCAAATATCTACAGAAAATTTTGACAAAGCAATTGGAACATCTATCGATAATTTATACAAAAATGCTTCAGATGCCATTAAAGTGTTTAAAGATATTGCTAAAGATGAATTAAATGATCTTGCAAATACAGATTTTAAAAAGGTCATACAGATTGGTTTTGCTTCTGGAGAGTTAAGTCCAAATGCGGTAATTGCTCTTTTAGATGCATCCAAACAAGTTCCAGAAATTCAAGCAAAAATAAATACGGTTGTAGGAAAAGAAGGTTTTGCAGGGGCAAGCACACTTCTTGAGTTAATAACGCAGACTGGTACAAATGCAAAAACAATTGACTTAATGCTTAATTATATAAACACTAACGAAGTTGCCTTTGATAAAGACATGACCGCATTAGATATTCTTGCAAAATTTCAACAAAAGTATGGAGTTCAACTAGACCTTACTACTAATGGAGTAAAACAATTAACAGTTGCAAATGATGCATTATCAAAAATTTCAATACTGCCAGATAAAATAGATAAAACAGTTGTTCAAAAACTTGCTGGTGAAAATCCAACATTATTTGCAGATGCCTTAACTAATTTTGATAAATTATCTGAAGGTAAACCACTTATAAATAAAACATTGCTTGTTAATTATTTAGTTGGAAAAGTAGATCCACAAATTAGAGCAGCAGCACTTGCTGAATTTAAAGGTATGTCAGAACAAGATGCTATAGCAGCATACTTAGCAAAAGGTTTTAACGCAGCAATAGAAAAAGGAACAAATAAGGGGGCAACTCCTGGCTCAGGAGAAAGAGATACAACCTTAGACGATCTACTTAAAAGATTAAAATTAGTAAGAGATGCATCAATAAATGCCCGTGGTGGAATTGACGAACTAAGAAGAGTAATGAACAAATCTGGTGGAGACATTAAAATATTTAAAGGAATTAATCAACAACTCAGAGCGCAAGGAATAAACCAAGAACTTATTAATTTTATATCTGATTTAGATCCAGCAATTCAAAAGAAATTTATTAAAATTAAAAACGGTATTGTTACAATAACTGAAGATGGAAAAAAGTTAGCAAAGGCACTAAATGAAGCAACTCTTGGAGAGTTTGAAGACAATGCTAGAGATCAAATTCAAGTACTAAGAGCACAGAGTGCAACATTCACAAATTTAAAGGCTGCTGGATTGTCTGCTGCAGAGGCATTAGAAATTGTTACAAATGAGCAAATTGCCCTTGCTTTTGCAAGTGGTAAAACAAAAGAAGAAATTGATAGAATGATTGCTACACTAAGAGAACTTAAAAGAAATCAAACAAGAACACAAGATATAATAAATCCTGCAGAACGGATAAAAAAAGAAGTAAGCATGGCAATGGAATACTTTGATGTTATTGAAAGAGAAGCAAGAAATATTTATCAGCCACAAATTGATGCTGCAAATAAATTAATTGATGCTAATGAAAAATTAATTGATATACAACAACGACTAATGGAAGAAAATTACGATAGACCAATAGCACTGCTTAATGCACAGTCAACAATCTTAAATCATGACCTGTCATTAATTGATAAGGCTGCAGAGTCAATCAATAAAAAATATGATGCACAAGAAAAGGCCCTTCAACAAATATCAGATATTACTGATGATATTGCTGCTAAGGAGTCATCAAGAATTACAATTGCCGATGCATTAACAAGAGGAGACCTTTCTGCTGCAGCAAAGGCAATACAACAACAAAGAGCAGAAGAAGCAAGAAAAGCAAAAGAAAGAAATTCAAACTTATTACAAGTTGCAAGAGAAAAAGAAATTGGCAAACTAACAAACACTAACGGGTTAACAAGAGTACAAATTGAAGAAAAACTTTATACAATTTCTGAAAAAGTTTATGCACTTGATCAAGACTCACTTAAAGTTTCTGCTGAAATTTTAAGATTACAAGATGCAAATTATAATATAAACAAATTATCAATATTACCATTACAGGCTAAACTTCAAGCAGAACTTGATGCAATTGAGGCACAACGAGCAAAGTGGGAGGCTGTGGCTTTAGGGGTAGACGGTGCAAGAGTTCGGGGTGTAGAGTATCAAGCAGTTTTACGTGGTCACGAAGACACGCTTAAAAGAATGAAAGCGTTGTGGGATGGAATTACAAGCAAAGAGTTAGGCGCTGCATCACTTTTAACATTTGCTAATCCAGCAGCAGAAACAGATGCAGAAAAAGTAGCAAGAATAACAAAAGAAAATAACGACTCTCTTGCAGAAAGCAGAGCACAACTTGCAGACTTAACAAACATTATGAAAGATTTGCAAAAAACTCCTATATCAAAACCTCCTACCAACACAAACACTGCATACAATCAGGGGTTGTCTGGTGGTCTTTATGGACCAACACCAGTTATGCCAACAATAGTGCCAAAGCCAGCATCAACAGCAAGCGCATCTGGTCCAAGAGGTGGTGGATATACAATAATCCCACCTACAAAAACTTCTTACAATCCTTTGTCGTCATTTTCTGCTGCAGCAACACCAACGGTTTCTTATCGTGCAAGAGCAATGGGCGGTATAATTCCTAAATACTATGTTTCTGGAGGATACTCAAGGGGTACTGATACAATTCCAGCAATGCTTACTCCTGGAGAGTTTGTTGTTCGTAGAAATGCCGTTGATTCATTTGGAGTAAATAATCTTAATAAAATAAATGATGGCTCATACGGAGGGTCTTCAGTGTATAATTATAGTCTAAATGTTAATGTTAAATCTGATTCAAGTCCCGACGATATTGCAAGGACCGTTATGACACAAATTAGACGAATAGACAATCAAAGAATTAAGGGGCAAAAATAATGGCAACCTCAGCGTATATTTCGGGTAGAAAGAGGTATCAAAGACCACAATCAATTCTATGGTCAGAGAATGCGGGAACCCTGAGTAATGGCCTTTACGTGCCAACTGGACAAGAAATAGGGGCTAATTCAAGCCTTACCACAGGCGGTATTAATCAATTTTTAATATTATCAGATCACAACAGAGAAGACATGTCCTTTAACTCAGAAAGAATTGAAAAACGAGAAAGAACTATCAATGGTAGGATGAGGTCTTATCATATTGCAGATAAACTTACCATGAGTGTATCTTGGAATAATTTGCCATCCCGTGCATATTCTGACAAAGCAGATTTTGCTTCAACTGGATTATCTCCTAATAAAGGAACAAGTTCAGAGTTTACTGCAGATGGTGGAGCAGGAGGAGTTGAGGTTTTGGATTGGTATGAAAATCATCAAGGTCCTTTTTGGATGTATTTAGCATATGATAAATATACTAATTTTCCAGTTGATGGAGAAACCACAGATGCATCTTTTGGACACCTAGGTAAATACAATCAAATTGTAGAAGTTTATTTTTCTGATTTTAACTACAGCGTTGTCAAACGTGGCGGAACAAATCACGACCTTTGGAATATTTCGGTATCTCTGGAAGAGGTTTAAATTGTTTGTAAGTCAAGAATTAAAAACTCATTTTGAAACATCTCCAACAATTCAAACAAGATCTTTAGTTCTTGCTGAATGGAACATGAATATGCCAGATAATATTTTTCATGTTGGAAACTATAGATATAGACCTATTGGGGATGAGGTTAAATTTCAAACACTACCGTCATCTTTTGACTCACTAGATGCTGGAGATTACTACACAGATGCTACAGATTCTGAAATATCTATAAATGGTGGAGTAGATGATCAAGACCTTCCACAACTATTTACATCAATAGAACAAAAAAGAAAATTATTATATTCATTAGAAGATTGTTTAAAGCCATTTAGACCAAGGTCTGGAATTAACAAGCCTTTGTTTTTTGATAGAAGCAATCAATATCTTTCAAACTCTGGAGTGTTTATGGCACAAAGACCTAGATACTACATGTCCTCTAGGTATGATGAATTTAAATATTGGAACTCTTACAGAAAAGAAGACAATGTAGAACGTGGTATTGCAAAAAATATTTTAAATGGTTCTTATTACATTGATGATGCTGTGCCGTTTGTAGTCTATAAAGAACAAGTGCCAACAAATAGAATTGTAATTAAAATGCAAACAAACATTGGCAATGTAGATTTACAAGATTTTGTTAATTTTTCTTCAGTAAATGCAGATCCTTTTTTTGGAGAACTAAACAAGACTACTCCTAAAAGATGGAAAGTTCAATATTTAAAAAATAATAATTGGGTAGATGCATATTCATTTAATGAAAACTCTACAAGGTCAGACGGTAGCCCTATAATTGGATCAGACGGATATGTAGAACTAGAGTATGGGTTAGTAATTCCAAGCGAGTATGCTGATACTTTTGTTTTTGCAGAAACATATTCTTCAACTACCCTGCTTCCTGAATCTTCAATAGACGGTTATGCTTATCTTGTTTTAGAAACAAGCAACGGTATAGGAACATATCATGTCTGGAATAGTACAAGTCAGGCCTATGAAACATTTACTCCTACCTACGGATGGACAATTGGATCTGAGTCCATAAATCCAAAAACTAATTTTGTAAAAGATCTTGTATCACCAGGACTTTTTGTAGATCCAATAAGTGGGGAGTCTCGATACAGGGAGTTTGCATATATTCGTGGTATTAGAATTGTTGCAGAAATAATGAATAAAAAAGATTCAACCTTTGATTTAATTGAGATGTCTCCAAGACTAGTTGTTGATGTTTCTGATGAAGTTATAAGTTACAACATAAAAAAATCTCTTTCAGATCTTGGAAACACCGCTTTGCCAGTTGGACAACTTTTAGCATCTACTGGATCTATTTCTATTTTTGATGCAGAGCAAGCGTTTAATCCAATTAACACAAATAGTATTATTAGCGACTATTTAAGAAAAAATATTAAGTTTACTTTTTATGAAAAAATTCTTAATGTAGAAAACTATGACTATTGCGTACCTATAAAAACCTTGTACTCAGAGGGCATGCCCCAGTCTGATGTAACTGGAGGTATTTTATCTTTAGAGTTAAGAGATTTTTATTTCTTTTTAGAGTCTATGCCAGCACCAAGAATGCTTGTTACAAATGTATCACTTAGTTATGCTATTTGTTTATTGCTAGACTATATTGGATTTGCTAATTATTCTTTTAAAAGAGTTGACAACGAGCAAGACCCCATAATTCCTTATTTATTTATAGCACCAGATCAGAATGTTGCTGAAGTTTTAAATCAACTTGCAGTAGCAACACAAACATCAATGTTTTTTGATGAATATAACAATTTTATTGTAATGAGCAAAGACTACTTAATGCCAACAGAACTTCAAAGAAGTGCAGATATCCAGTTGCTTGGAAACAATAATCAGTCAGTTTCTGGCATTATTGAAAATCAAACAACATCAAATATCCCAAACATTATTGCAATAACTGCTGAAGATAAAACAATATTTAATGATGGCAAAATAAATTATACAACAAGGTATATTCAAAGATCTTATGGATCTGTTAACCAAGCAAACGTTCTTGAAGAAGAAAAAACTTGGATTTATAAACCAACCTTGCTTTGGGAAGTTGCTAACGTCGAGCCGTTAAAAACAATAAATGAAAAAATAAGTGAAAATGGAAACTATATTTTAGCAGCAATGCCATTAAACTCAGATTTATCTAACGAATTACCAACTGTTTTTGGTAATTCAATTATTAATAATACAATTGACATTGGAGAAAACGTATATTATTTGTCAAGAAATCAGGGATATTTTTATTCAAACGGAGAAATTATAAGGTATGATGCCGTACAATACAGTATTACTGGAGTTGGAAACGTATACATTTCTAATAACCAAGAGTATCAAAAATATTTTGC